CGAGAAACTTTGGGGTACAATCCTGTACACCGGGAAACGACCTCAGCCCAACAGGCGTAATTAATTACGCAGAGCACTGGAAAACTTAAGAGTGAGCCCATGAGCTGCCCACTCGTCTGAGTAAAATCCTCAGTACCAAAGTATTCCTTCATGCCCTTAGCAACAGACTCGTCCGGATAAATCTGGACGTTTCTCATGCTCTGTCGAGCCATGATTTGGAGAATTGGATCACAAGCCCAATCAGAACGCATATTATCCAGTATCCACCCAAGAGTGGACACTGAGGCGTCATGATTGAGATTATCAGTAGCGGCTGCATAGTCGCCACTAATCCACATCTCCTCTTCACGTTTCCCACCAAAGATGCTCATCATCTCGGGGGTAACCATCGTACCAATTAGCTGAAACTGGTCAAGACCTCGCAGATGTGTATGAATACACTTCTGGAGGGGCTTAAGGATCCCAAGCATCCAGTTATCTTTTGTAACTGGACGCACTTTCATCGGATCCTCTACGAATTTCACCCTTGCCTCAACTTTTCCAGTAAAGGACTCCTTCGCAAATTCCACAGTGGCAGATTTGCCAATAGCGTGGGCATGAGAGTAGACAGAAATCACTCTCCCTGCAGCTGGTTCGAGCATGCTATGAAGCATCTCGGGACACAGACAACCACCTTGGCACCCGTCCTCGCAGGCAAGTTGAGTAAAAACCTCACCTTGTCTGCCGCCACTACTGCGGCTGGCCTCATAACACGCCTTATTAGAAACGGCGTATCGAGCCTCACGGGACTTTTTGTCCCAGCCAACAGGGAATATCTCCTGAACGGTTCTATAAATGGAATCGAGCAGGTTTTGCGGAGTAGAACTTACCTGAGTAAGTTTCTTCCGATGCTTAATTGATGCAGCCAGCACCAAGGAAGCCGGGAGGGCAGGAATGAAACGTTTGAGCTGAAGGAAGCTCAAAGCCAATCTTAGACCAGCCGGGGAATAGGAACCATTAGACCTTCGCGAAAGCCGAGGTCGTAGATAACGGGCCCATTCCCCTGTGAAGAGGGTATCTTGTGCAGCGACAAATACCGGTCTTTCCGGGAGTTCCTCCGAATCCAACTCAGGGAGAATCTTTGCAGTCAAATATTTGACAGCATCGACAAACTCTGACTCACTCGACTTTTTAAAGTATCGAATGATATGTTGGATCGAATGAACCTCTCTTGCTGATGAAATGCAAGAGTATCCGTTTACATAAAGAATGTTACGGATCCCAAGGATTAACGATCGGGTCGCAGCACGCACCCATTTGTTGGAACAGTTTACCGAGAGCCCATGGCGCTGGATCACGCTCAAGGGTAGTTCAATTTGTTCCTCAAACATTGAACTGCTTTTGACGCATCGGTCTACGCGTCGGGTCCCCTCTTTTGAGGCTCGCGTCCCACGGCGAGCCACTACAAGCTTATTGCAGGTGGAGTATATCTTCATCTGCTCCGGTTGCGGCCAAAATCTTTTGTGTAAAGGTTTGGG